GTAATTACTCATTTAAAAAAATTGCAAATGAGGATGAACTTGTTTTGCCATTCTTTTTTTGTACATCAGATAAAAATGTTGCAGAAGTTTTAAATGATCTGGCTATTTCATCACAAACTGCTATGTTCTTTGACGAAGACAATAATTTTATATTGATGAGTCTTGGTTATATGATGCCTAAGTCTAATGAAAGAAGTACAGATTTTACACTTGTCGGAACAATAGATCCAGATAAACCTTTCGATATTGAAAATATTAATAAGATATCTTCGTTAGATAATAAAGTATATAACGATGGCAAAATTAGTTATACAACAAGATATATTCAAAAATCTTATGGATCTTTAGAACAGGCATATAAGTTAGATCAGGATAAAAACTGGGTATATAAGCCAGCACTTTTATGGGAAGTTTCTGGAACAGAAAATACTAAATCAATAAATGACAGTGCTGGAACTATGTCTTCCTATATGCTTGGTGCAATGCCACTAAACTCAGACCTATCTGCAGATCAGCCAACAGTAGTTAATGGAGTCATTACCAAAAATACTCTTGACTTGGGAGAAAATGTATACTGGCTAACAAGATATGAGGGATATTTTTACTCCAATGGAGAAATAATTAAATATGATGCTGCACAGTTTAATGTTTCTAAGATTGGAAATGTCTGGATTTCAAATGTGCAAGAGTATCAAAAGTATTTTGCAGGATTACCATTTAATGGAAAGATTTATCCAACAGGTCTAGTTCGTATTTACTCTGAACCAGATTATGAAGTTGTAAACGGAGTTACAAAGTATAAGAATGGACTGATTATAAAAAATGGTCGTGGTCAATTTAACACAGCAATAACAAGTCATCGTGCTGGAATAGATCCATATTGGTCAAACGATGATAATGTTCGTGGATGTAATATGTTCTCAGAATATATTTTTAGTGCAAAAACTCCAGATAAGACTACAGTAGACGCTGCTGCTGGAGTTGATAATCAAATTGCAAGACAAATGACACGTACTGGAATAATCAAAAACTTTATGACAAGTTCTTATATTTCAGAATATGATAATAGCAAAAAAATATCAACAAAGTCAGGAAGTATCCAATCTTCAGCACTTGTGCTAACTGGCCCGACCTTCTCTACATCTCAATCACCTATTGATTATATTAACTATGTCCACAAGCCAATGACCAACAAGTATAAGCATTTTGGAACACGTTTTAGAATTGTAGGTAAAGTAGAAAATAATGAAGTTCGTGGACAAACTCCAGTGGGCACTATGACTTATTATGTTGTGCCAGGTACTGATCCAGCGCAAAACATTAGCGTTGGTGGTGGCTCTGGAGGTTTGGGAATTTTGGTTAATCCATCAACAAATATTGGATACTACTTTGAACTTGCTGCGCTAACAGATACAAATATTAACAGTTATGCTGGTGGATCAAACCTTGCAAATATGTTTTTTTATAAAATTAAGAAAGACTCTGCATCAGAAAAGGCTGTTCCAGTCAGTCTATGGAGTGGAATTTCTACCATTCTTGTAGACGATGGTAACTTTACTGGTCAATATAGAGTTAGTGGTGAGGCAAATCCAACGGTATATGATGTGGCTGTTGAGTATATAGATATTGGATCAATCAGAAGATTCTATTTGTATGTTAATAATAAAATTGTAGCAGTGGTCGATGACACAGAACCACTTAAAGCATATGGCAGTATGTGTTTATTCTCTAGAGGCTCTTCAAAGGTTATGTTTGAAAATATTTTTGCATTAACTGATAACTACTCACAAAACACAGCATACTCACTGGACACACCATTTAACCAGGTTTTTGATAGTCAAGAAATTAATTCTAATGATGCATTTAGAAAGTATGCAATGAGTTCTATTGTTCAATCTACATACCTATCTGGTATTAGCCCATCTCAACCGCCATCATATTCTTTGTACTTTGATGAATTTGGCTCAATCATGCGTGAGTGCGAATATATGAATATCAAGTATGATAAGGCATATCCAGCACTTTATGCAAAAATATCTCCCACATTTAACCAGATTAAAGGATATACAATTTCTGGATTCCAAGCAAACCCATATGGTGCAGAGTTTTTGGTATTTAATGCAACAGATACAGCCATCAGTCTTGATGAAACAAGCGGTAACTATCTAAGAATTCAAGGTGTTACATTTACTCAAGAATCTACACACTCACTATCCGTAGATGAGTATTTTTCTGAAAAAACTAATCCTCTAAATCAAACAATTCAAAATAATCAAATTATAAGTTCTCCATTGGTTTCAATTAATAAGTACGATGCAATAAAAAAGAGCAGAATGAAGCATGGTAAAAATGAGTTTAATCTAGAACTTCCCTATATTCAGACACAAGATCAGGCAAAGTATCTGATGGGTAAAATAATTAATACAGTAATGATGCCTAGAAAGTCTGTGGGGTTGAACATTTTCTCATTGCCTATATTGCAACTAGGAGATATTGTTAATATACATTACAAGGATGATTCTGGAATGGATATGATCTCTGCACCAGAAACAAGATATGTTATTTATAATATTGAATATGATAGAGGCGTAGAAGGTCCAAGCATGTCTGTATTTTTAAGCGAGGTAAATAATGGTTGATGCAATTCCTAATAGCCCATACAATAATGGAAAAGATAATTTAGGTGTTAAAGTAGCCACACCACAATACATCTTGTTTGATGACGCAGGTGTGTCTATTGAAAATATGACTAGGTTGGTTTTTGAAGATATTGGAAGCGAAGAGATTATTAATGTAGCAAGAAACGATACTGTTTTTGGAGAAAACTTAGTTTATCAGCCTATTGTAAATTCTATCTCTTTGGCACAAAAATATAACTCTACAAGCATTCTTGCTTTGCAGGGCACAATTGGTGGATATTTTAGAAACTTTACAATTGAACTGTCCAGTAAGATTCCAAATGTTGGATCGGGGCCGAATGGTGAGTTTGTTTACATCGACTCCAATACTGGAAATTTAGTTATCGATGTTGTTAACATGGAATCAGACGAGCAAATCGAGGTAAATATTATAACAGAGGGCGAGTCTTATCGTGATACAATATAACATAGGAGATATAAAATGATTACAGAAAAAGGCAAAAATATTTTAGGAAAGTTTTTGATTGGACAGGCACCAGCCTACGCTTCATACATTGCTGTTGGATGTGGAGCAAAGCCTTTAACTCCTTATGTTTCTGGAAATATCCCAGACTACTCAGATAAAACTTCTTTAGATTTTGAAATGTTTAGAGTCCCAATTTCTTCACGAGGATTTATTGATGATAACGGTGTGTCTAAGATTGTATTTACTGGAGAACTTCCAACAGAAGAAAGATATGAGATTACTGAAGTAGGTATATACTCTGCTGGATTTAATAGCGCTGCAGGAACAGCAGATAGCAAAAATATTTATGCTTTTACAACTAATGAGTCATGGCAGATTAATGGAACAGATAGCATAACTGCAATTGCAGAAAGACTTGATACTGATCTTATACAAAATGTAATAAGAAATAGTTTTGGTGGAGTATCTAGAGATATTTTTCAAACAAATGCTGATAACCAAATCTTTACATATGATTCTAGATTAAATAGAAATGAGAGATGTAGATTTTTAAATAACATGATTTTGATGCGTGGAAATTCTTCAACAATTTCTGGAGCAACAAAAGAATGGACTGGATCAGGTAATTTTATTGAACTATCTTCTACTTCGGCAGATTTTTCAAAAAACTCACCGCTAGATGAGATTAAGTTAGCATTTAGTTTAGTTAATAAAGATGGAACATTGTCAACTGTAGAGAATAAGGTAAAGGTAAAAATATTAGTTGAATTTTCTTGCTCTACCGTACCAAACAAATATTCTAGATTTGAGGCTGAGGTATCACATGACAATACATCTGGTAGTGTTAATAACTTTAATACAAATAGATATTTTGTTGTCACAAAACAACTACAGGATTTGAACACTACCAGTGGTCTGGCTTGGAAGGCTGTAGATACTGTTAGGATTTATGTACAAGTGCTAACAGGATCATCTACTGCAAATACTACTAGTGACAAATATTACGTAGCACTAGATGCTCTAAGGCTAGAAAATAAAACATCTGAAAACGCAATATATGGCTTAACAGGATATTCTGTGATTCGTTCTGTTGGAGCATTGCCAATTGTTAAATCTCCAAACACAAGCAACTATATTGAGTTTAGGTTTGCAATGGATGTATCATAATGGCAGATTCGGGAATTAAAAAGGTTGTAATATTAAAAAAAGATCTTCCAGACTATGTTGGAGATAATGAATCTTTATCTTATAAAGTAAGATATCGTGTTATATCAGAAGATAAAAACCGTGCCTCTCATTGGTCTCCCATATATTCTTTAGGAGACACATCTACAAATGATGAAACAGGATTTGATCCAGCAAACCCATACACAACCAGCATTCCAAACAATGTCATTATTAATAAAAGTAGTCATACTATATCAATCAGTTGGACAATGCCAGCGTTATTAATTACAAACCCTACAGATGCACAAAAAATATTACAAGCAAAACAGGCCAGCATAACTGACTTTGATGTTTATATAAGGTGGAAAACTGCTGGTGTTTATTCTAACTGGCAATGGCAGGGATCAGTAAAAGCAACATCTTTTAGCATGTCATATATGCCAAAAGTTGGTTCAACAGGTCCAGATTATGTACAAATTGCTGTCCAAAAAGTTACACAAGATAAACAAAGATGGGACGCTGCAACTTATTTATTGACTCAAGATCATTCGCTTTAATGGTATAATTGTTTTATGCCTAATTTACCATTGCCAAATAGAGGTCAGCCAATAGATGTTAGTTACATTTATCAAATTGCAGATGCTGTAAACTCTCTCAAATCAATATATCACAGTAGATACAATCTCGTTTGGTAAAAAGGATGTTGGCGCTTCGGACATTAGAATGGTTGGTGGATATATTGAAGTGGCAAATAACAGTAGCGTAAATGCTGGCGCCGAGTTGCCTTTTACACTAACATATACTGGTTTTAAATATGCCCCAGTTGTTACAGCAACACCACTAAATGTTGGCGGTACTGCTGCAGGATCAGATATTTCAGTAGTCTTGAAAACTGTTACTGCCTCTAGAGTTGATGGTATAGTTAAGTTTAAGACTAGCGGAAATGTTACCATTGGCGTAAACATGATTGCGCTAGGTCTTCCAAACTAATGATAAAATGTGATAAGTGTAAGAGCAGGATGTTTATTGATAGACAATATAGTTCGTCATCATATTTAGAGACTTATTGTTTATATTGTGGATCTAGAAAATTTTTTAATCCACCCCAAGATTCTGAGGAGGGAAGATGGCTTCTTCAAAAGGAAATTTTGAGAGCGAAGAGTACAATCTCGCCCCTGTAATTGCTGGCAGCAAAAAGGTTTGGTTTTTAAACGGAGACCTTGTCAGAGTTCATCACTATAATAGATCTAACGGAGTTATGTCTGTTTATAATATTACAAAAGATAGAATTGAAAGTTGTTTAATTAATGACTTTAAAAATAAAAGAGAAAGGGCATATACCGTGGGGCAAACTGCTAGTTTAGTTAATCGTCATAAAAAGTATATGCCTAGTTTGATGAAGCGTGGTGTTATACCGTTCCCTATGGGGTCACAGAAGGGCGGAGACAGGGGCTGGCAGGTAAGGTCATACTACTCAGAATCGCAGGTCAGAGAGATTCGTGATATCCTTGCAAGCATGCATATTGGAAGACCACGCAAAGATAATTTAATTACAAATGATATAACACCTAATCGACAAGAGTTGACACGTCGTATGGGTGATGGTATACTTACATATACGAGAACAGAAGACGGTAGGTTTGTTCCAGTTTGGAATGAGTCTATCAACTAGTCCCTTGGAGGGGTAATGACAGAAGAAACAAAGGTAACAGTCACTCTTGGCTATACTTTAAATTTGGGTAACTTTCAATCACTACGATTGGATCTTGGAGTAACAGACTCAAAGCGTGATGGAGAAAATACAGATCAGGCTTTTGAGCGTGTTTACAAGTTTGTTGAGGATAAACTCACAGAAAAAATTAATGAGGCTAAGGCAGAGATTAACGAGTAATGGCAGAACGCAAAGACCGCATGGCTTTGCTTTCACGTTACAGCAAATTTCATACCGCAAAGTATGAGCAAAAGCCATCATTAAATTTAAATGTAGAGCAGTGGGCAGCAGATGCCCTGATTGAGTCATATGGAATAGGATCCTGCTATGATTTACTTGATTATTACTTTGGTGTTGCTCAGTCTCCTAGTTGGAATTACTTTGCGTACAATACAGAAAAAATACTACAGGCACAACTAGATAAAAAGCGTGATGACCAAGAAAGGGCAGAGAGAAGAAGAATGGCTAAGGAGTGGTTAAGTGAATAATACCGAAGCAAAACTTATCTCTGCGGTTTTAGAAGATAAGCAAGTTCATGTTCTGCTACAAGCCAACATTGAAAATCTTTTAAGAACACATAATGATATCTGGAACTTTGTAAGAAATTATTTTGAACATAATTCCGCAGTTCCTCCAGTTTCTCTTGTAGTTGAAAAGTTTAGAGATTTTGAACCAGTTGCTGGGGTTGGAGCAACTAAGCATCACTTAGAAGAATTACAGACAGAGTATTTAAACGATAGTCTAAAAGATATTATTAGAACTGCTGCATCTGACATTCAATCAGGAAATGGATCTGAAGCGCTCAACAATCTAATAACAAAAACATCAGAATTAAAAAAGAACACTTCTGCAATCCGTGATATCGATGTCACAGACCTTGAATCTGCAATTGCTTATTTTGAAAATGTAAAAGAGCAACAGGCTTTGGGTAAGGTTGGCATTAAAACAAACTTGCCAGGATTTGACAATTATCTTCCTGCTGGAATTATGCCAGGACAACTTGGAGTCTTTCTTGCTTATCCTGGTATTGGTAAGTCTTGGATGGCTCTATACTTTGCTGTTCAGGCTTGGAAACAAGGAAAGTCACCACTAATTATTTCTCTTGAAATGTCTGAGACAGAAGTCCGTAATCGTGTATTTACAATTATGGGTGAAGGACTTTGGTCGCATAGAAAGATTTCAAATGGAGATATCGAGTTAGACATGCTAAAGCAATGGCATGCAAAACATCTTCAGGGTAAGCCAGAGTTTCATATTATATCTAATGATCAAGGTGGGGAAATCAACCCGTCTGTTCTTCGTGGAAAGATTGATCAGTATAAACCAGACTTTGTAATCGTTGACTACCTTCAGTTGATGGCTCCTAATCAGAAGTCAGATAATGAAACGGTACGAATGAAGAACCTTTCACGAGAACTTAAACTTATGGCTATTGGTGAAGAAGTTCCAATTATTGCAATTTCATCTGCAACACCAGATGATGTAAATGACTTATCAACAGTTCCAACACTAGGGCAAACTGCTTGGTCTAGACAGATTGCATATGATGCAGACTGGGTTTTAGCCCTTGGTAGAGGAACCAATAGCGATATTATTGAGTGTGCATTTAGAAAGAACCGTAATGGATTTATGGGAGATTTTCTAGTACAGTGCGACTTTGACAAGGGATATTACAGGTACAAAGATTTTGAAGATAAGTAGTTATAATATGGTATGCCAAGTTATCACCATAAGCCAATTAAAAGGTTTAGTCTAAATGGGGTCATCCACGATGAGTCAGCCATTGGTAGACTTAAGGCTGAATATATTAGGCTTGTTGTTACAGAGATGCGAATTTCTGGATATGTGCCAAGGTTTGACATAGAACCAGATTTTACGGTAGACTATATAGAAGAAAAAAAATATTTTAAGTTTGATTTATCAGTACACGGAGTATACACAGGAAAGAAGCAGAGCGAATGGATAGCAGGGATAGACGTAAACAAGCCAATACTTATACCAAAGAGCAGATCAAAAGAGTCCTCACAGGCTCAGGTATAACTATTGAGTCTGAGGTTGACTCTGACTACATAATCTTTTGTCCTTTTCACTCAAATACTAGAACTCCTGCAGGAGAAGTAGATAAAAATAATGGAACTTTCTTTTGCTTCTCATGCCAAAAAATTGCTGACTTGATAGAATTAATAATGCATACAACGGGACGCACATACTTTGAGTCTATTAGGTTTATTAAGAATAAAGAGCAAGAAGGAAACCTAGAGCAAGAAATAAACAAGACATTGTATAAGAAGCCAGACTTTGTTCCCTTTGACGAATTAATCCTAAAAAGACTTCATAACAATCTGCTTTCTTCTGATAGAGCAAAAGATTATTTTAAGTATCGTAAAATTGAAATGGCTACCTGGGGAAAGTTTTCGTTAGGTTATTCTGAAAAACAGGATATGGTTACTGTTCCAGTTCATAGTCCAGATGGAATGCCAGTTGGTTTTGTTGGTAGATCTATTGAAGGTAAAGAATTTAAAAATACTCCAGGTCTGCCAAAAGCAAAAACATTATTTAATTTAAATCGTGTAAAAACTGCAGATAAGGTTTATGTGGTCGAGTCATCAT